CTTTTTAAGAGTACTATAATTTAAGTACATATGGACACAATTATTATTTATTTTATTGTTTCTTTATTATTTCTTATTTAGTTATTATTATTAGTTTTAATATATGATTTTTATTATATGCAGGTGATGACGAAACACCTTGTTGTTTTTGATAACAACGTAAACCGAAAGTAGTGATATTTATGATCTGAAACGTCCATTGGTAATGGAAGATCATATAGGTAGAATAAAGTCCGAGGCCTTCGTAGGCTATCGAAAATAAAAGTCTAGTTATGCTAACTATGCAACGCTTCTTAGCAAAATAGAGGAGGTTGTAAATTGTTTCCGCGTGAGTTGATGTGTAACAGAAGGTAGAACCTATAGTTACGCGTATTGCGTTAGGATCAATCAAAAGCAATTTTTATTCGTGGGAAAGTTCAGTATACTGAATGATTACCGAACCAAAGATGACTTACTCAAATAAACAAAATAAACAAAAAACAAACAAAAATGGAGCTAGTGGTGATAGAGATATTATTAAATATTTTTATTACTATGTGGCTACAAATGAAATGCGTTTAGTGTCTAAAAACGCTTTTATGAAGGGTGAATATCCAATTATTGGAGATGATACTCAGAAAATTAAATTGGTCGGTTTAACTGATGGATCAAATAAGAAACGGTTGAGATATTTATTGTACAGTACTGGAAATTTTAAATATGAGGGTATGGTACAAGATTGTTTCGATGCTGGTTCTTTTTTCGTTGATTGTATTAAAATTATGGCGCGTTTAAAGAGAATGGGAGAAGAAGCCCAAAAATTCTTTGACGTTAAGATACTTTTGCAGGTCGTTAGTATATTCTTGCGACTTAAAAATATGTGTGCAACCGGAATTAATATGGCAGATATGATAGCTGTAATTATTGATGTGTACACAACAACGTCTGGGTGTTTGGATAAATTTAGACCTCAAATGTTGGAAGAATTGTGTTTATCAACGGTTTCTATGTTTTTACCGAAGACGCTTTTTGAAATAATTAAGCGTATGAATGTTTTTTCTTCAGCAAAATTGTGTGATGATATAACTGGTATCCATCAGATTATATCTCTTGTTATACAAGCAGTGTGTTTTATTTTGGATCTGCTTCCCAAGTCTGGGTTTATAGATTCAATAAGGGAATACCTGACGAGTTTGGGTGAATTTTCAACGCACGCCCAATTGTATCAAATGAATAAATTTATCGGAGAAGATAAATTGGGTGAGAAAATTACGAAAATAGCATTTCGTGTTAAAATTAAAACGTTTCATAACAATTTAAAGCACGAAGTGTTTAGACAATGGAGTCGTAGGTCAGCTGCAGTTATGGCGGTTTATTTGGACTTTTTGAAGCTTGTCAAACGCATAGAGGCATTTGAACAATGTAGTCGGCAGGAACCTATTGGAATAATTTTCCAAGGGCCTCCGGGTTGTGGAAAGTCTAGAGCTATGAATGCAGTAGTACAAGCGTGTCCTTGGTCTAAATACGTTCATATTATTAAGGACGTAAATGATGGCAAGGATTTTTATGATATGTACGAGAATGAAACTATATTTTATATGGACGATGTTGGTCAACAGGGTATATCTCAGTGGAGATCTTTTATTAATATGATATCAGAGGTGAAATATCCTTTAGATTGTGCAAGGGCTGAAAATAAGGACACCAAGTTTTTTAATAGTGAAATTATATTGGCTACAACTAACGAATTTATGAATCTTAGTGGTCTAGTCAGGACTGATGGAATAAGGGAATTGCCAGCTTTATGGCGGCGTTGTGTTGTGTTAGATTTTGCTAAAGTGAAGTTTAACGGAGCGTATGTTGGCTGTGCTCAGTGGAAATCGTATAATTTGGCCGGTGGAAGGTTTGAAGATGGATTTCCAATACATTTTAGAGATGAAAAGGAATTTGAGGGGTTAATTCCTCATTTTGTTTTTTCAGATACTAAGACTGATTTAGAATTTTATAGTTGGGTTTGTAGAATTATTAAAGCTTTTCGCGATGTGAATGCGCGTAGAATGGTGTCGAATAATTTGAGTGAGTCGCAATTAGATTTTATCAGAGAGCATAG